TTTTGATTCTTTGGGGTCTTTGGAGATTACAGGTGCGTTTATCGACGAGTGCAACCAAGTTGTAGAGAAAGCTAAGAACGTGGTTTTGTCAAGGATGCGTTATAAGTTAGACCAGTACAATCTAACACCTAAATTATTAATGACTTGTAACCCTGCTAAGAATTGGGTTTACCATACTTTCTACAAACCAGCTAAAGAAAATCAATTACCTAATCATAGAAAGTTCATACAAGCTTTACTAAGCGATAATAAGCACATACATAAATCTTACGCTGAGTCATTAGCTAAACTTGATAGAGCTTCGAAAGAAAGATTACTATACGGAAACTGGGAGTATGATGATGACATTAGTAAGCTATTCGAGTTCGGTAAACTTTGTGATTTATTTACTAACGACTTTGTAGAAGAAGGAGAGAAATATATTACTGCCGATATTGCTCGTTTCGGTAATGATAAAACAGTTATTTGTTTATGGAATGGTTGGAGGTTAGAGCAGATTACAACTCTATCACAATCAAGCGTAACAGATTCAGCTAATAAGATTAAAGAAATAGCAAGGCAAAACTTAATACCAACCAGTAGGATAGTTATTGACGAAGACGGAGTAGGCGGAGGGGTAAAAGATATTCTACATTGTGAAGGATTCGTAAACAACTCTAGAGCGTTAAAAGTAAACGGACAAGAACAAAACTACGCTAACTTGAAGAGTCAGTGTTATTTTATCCTATCGGAAAAAGTAGAATCTTCAGAAGTTTACATTAAAGACCACTCGAAGAGAGAGGAGCTTATCCAAGAGCTAGAACAGATTAGACAAAAGAATATAGACCAGGACGGAAAGAAAGCAGTAGAAGGTAAAGAAAAGGTAAAAGACCTTATAGGACGTTCTCCCGATTATGCTGATGCACTTATGATGAAAGTTTATTTCGAATTAAAATCTACAAAGTCTTGGGTAGATTCACTTATATAAATTTAGGTCAGAAAAATAGCACGTTTTTAATCAAAAAATTGTATATTTACATAGGGCAAAAAAGTTTCTTTGTTAAAGTCCGTAATAGTTTTATAGTTTAGCAGATTAGGTTAGTAGTTTTGAATTACTAGCCTTTTTTGTTTTAAAACAGTAACCCTCTGAACATATAGTAAAATCAATACTTTGCAAGCGGTCGCTAAGCAAACGGTCAAGCGAGGCTCAAGCATTAAGAGAAGAATTAGGGTTGGGCAGTAGCCCTAACCCAATAATCAATCAATTTTTCATTTTCAAAAATTCAATTTCAAAACAAGCGATATGAGCGATTGTAGATTCAAAATGGACACGATACACCAAAAAGCAATTTACCCTATCTTAAAACGGCTAAAAAGTACCTTAAATTTGATTAAATATTATTTGATACACACCTAAAATTACACTATCTTTAAACAACCAATTAAAATACACTATCCTTATATATGTATATCGAAGATATTTTTAACCAAAATAGACAGGTTTTAGACGTTCAAGAAATGTCCTACGGTGTTGAGTGGTATATCGAAGAAAGGTTAGGGCAAAAAATTGAAGTAAATCCTTACAAAGTTTTTTTGGGTAGTGGGAAAAATCCGCTTTTGTTGCGTTTAGAGGTTAAAAAACTACACAAGTTATTCACAAAGGCTTTAGAGTATTATCATAATGAGTATAATTGTACTAAATAACTAAATATGAACAGTATAAAGGATTACGGGCTACCAGAAACAGATAAAACTTATCTTGTACTTTGTCCTGACTATGAACCTAAACCATTCTTAGCTTACTTGGATGATAATTATCAATGGTGGGATGTTAAGATACCTAAGAGCGGATTAGCTTTTATATTTTATGAAGTAACACACTATCAAAACATAGATTTTTATGAGTAATTGTAACCACGAATACCAGGATATTGGTTATGGCGTAGAGAGATGTACTAAATGCCAGTATCAAAGAGTAGTTAATCAGCAGATGTTTGATTTTTACTGTAAGCATTTCTTTAATGATATGAAGGACACGTATAAACACATAGAAAAGTTATTAGATGATAAAAGGGAATCTTTATAGAGGAGAAGAGAGAATAGACTTTACTATCCCTGAGAAGTGGGAAGAGGTTAAACTAAAGCATTTAGAGGCGATAAATGAAGACACGGACTCCCTCACTATGTTTAGTGTTTTATCAGGTATTGACTTAGATATTGTTAAGCAGTGTAAAGCCAAAGAGGTTAGTTTTATTGTTAGCCAGATTCAAGGGTTGTTTAATTACGAAGAGTTAAATAATCAGAGTGAGTTAGTAGAGACGGTAAATCTTAACGGAAAGACTTATAAGATAACTACTGACTTATTGTCTATGCCTTCTGGTCAATAGTGGGACATTAAGAAGCTTGAGCAAATGTACCAAGACAAACCAGTTGAGAGTATTAGACATATCTTATCAGCTTTATTCATAGAAGAGGGTAAACACTACGACTATAGCAACGTAAAAGAGACTTATGAAGCGTTAAGTGAGTTAGATGTGTTAACTGCTTTTAAGATTCGTAGTTTTTTTTTGAGCAGTCAGGTCTTATATTTAGTAGATTCTCAAAACTCTTTGAAAAGGAATACGACGCTAAAGAGCTTAAGGCAGGTTATGACACGCTTAGTCGTAAGTACGGTTCTTTACTTACCGTCTATGGTTTGGCTCAAGATAAAGCGATTATTAGCGCGATTTTTGGAGAGAAGGAAAAAGTAACAGACTATAGTGTTGGTGAGGTTTTTACTTACCTAATGCTAAAGCAAGAGAAGAACGAATGCGATATAAAATATAATAAGTAATGAAAGATTTAACGAAAGCAGTACAAGATTTAGCTAATAAGATTGAAAGAGAAAACTTAGAAAACTCTGTTAATTGGTCTACAATAAGTAAGCCTAAGTCAACTAATAAATTAAGTAGAAGGCAAAGAAGAGCCTTAAAAAGAAAAATTAACAAGTAATGGATTTAAAAATATTACAAAACATATTCGAAGAGCTAGCAACTAAACATAAGGCTATTAAAAGCTTTTACACTGGTTTAGCTTCTGAGTTTAATACTGACTTTGACCTGCAGTACCCAGCTTTATTAGTGGACCCTGTAAGCGTTACTAAATCAATGCGTGAGGGAGTGTTTATTAATAACTGGAATATAGTTTTAGAGGTTATTGACTTACTTAATGATGAGCGTACAATGACTGACGTAAACGAGGTGTTAGATTCTACTCAGAGAATACTAGACCAAGTGTTAAGTAGGTTTATCACTAATTACAATGACAAGAGTTTAACTTACGATAACGAGACTCAGAAAGTTGATTGGACTATCCAAGACAACTTTACGGTCTTACCTTTAATAGATGACACTGATAAAAACCATACGGGGTGGCAGGTATCTTTTACAATAACAGAGCAAGTAAGGTATTCTACTTGTTGTAATTCAGACGTATTTGATGCCTAGACCATTCTCTCAAACAACGCTAAGACTTAAGATACTATCAAATGATATGATAGATGATATTATAGATGATTTAAACAGTCAGAATAAGAACGCATCTATGCAGTTGGCTAAGTCTTTAAAGTCTCAGGTAACAGAGGGTAATACTTTAGTTAGTGTTAGGTTTAAGGCTAAGAAGTATTGGAGACAAGTTGATGAGGGTAGAAAGCCTGGGAAGTATGTACCTATTGCTCCGTTGCAAAGGTGGGCGAGGGTTAAGTTAGGTTTGTCAGGTGCAGAAGCTAGGAGTGCTGCTTTTGCTATTAGTAAGAGTATTCAAAAGAATGGTTACAAGGGTACTAACATTTTTAAAAACAATATTACAAAGTTTAAAAAGAAAGTGGCTAAATTAATAGCAACGCAAGGAAAAAACGACGTAACAGCAGAGATTAGAAAAATATTAAATAGATAATTATGGCAACTTTATCAAGCGCTCTAAGTGCTAGTGTTGAAATAAACGGGACTACATATAGTCTTGTTAACAACGAATCAATAACATTAACGAATGATGATGTAGTACACCAAGTTTACAGCGTACCTACTTCAGAAACTGTATTAGGTAACTTAGGTTCTTTAGGTCCAGGTTCTATTAATGATTTAGCTTTTGGGGTTATCATTAACAGAGACGGTACTAACTTTGTTAGATTAAGAATATCAGACACAGGAGGAGCTACAGCAGATATTAAGTTAAAAGCTGGAGAGGCTTTCTTATTACATTCAAGAGATTTAAGCGTATCGGCTACAGAGGGAGCTTT